TAATAAAATAAAAGAAACATTTCCTAAATATAATTTTTCTTATCATACTATTCATCTAAAACAAATTGCAGAACCTAAGAAAAGTATTAATCCCTACATAAAATGTATATAATGAATAATGAAAAGTTTGTTGTTGTAGAAATACCGGATGGATCTCTTCGAATTGGGGTGAATGAAAGTATTGAAACTTCACCCCCATTAGTAGAACCAGTTCAAGAACCTGAACCCATTCCGGGTGTAGTGGAAGTAAAATACAATAAGAATATGCGAATAGCTTTTGAAGTTATTTTTCTTATATCTATTTATAACCTTGTTATTTTCTCAAGAATAATTGATATAATAAATTTGGTATTTATTATATCAAGTACAATTGCAATTCATTCTAAAAAGCCTGTATCTATCGCCCCATTATTGGGACATGCTATGTACTTATTAACCATAAGTCCATCATTAGTTTTTACGTCTAGGTGGCGGGATTTGATATATAACGCGGGATGCTTTATCACATGTATCGTGTCAGTTCTCTCTATAGAGAATATTACATCTTATTGATTCGAGCCTTAGCCCCCCCATTTGAACGCACATTCATATTAGCACGAGTCTTTAGCCATTGTTTTTTATAACGATTCATTTTTTCTGCATCTATTTTTTTCTTTGTGTTCGTCAAATTCATCATATAGTTAACCGCTGCCCGTCGATACGCGTTTTTCAAGTTGGCATTAACACCGTTGACGTTTAATTTATTATTAAGATATTTTTTCTCCAAATCTCTCTTTCTTTGCATCTTCCAGTTACTCACTAATTGTTTTTTGATCGTATCAATTGTGCGTTTAAAAGGTACACCCAATTTGTTCTTATTTGTGTTAGAGATGTTACGAATCTTATTTTGCACCATTTTCACATCTTGTGTGAGGGTAGGTTTATATCTATTCATCCATTTAGATCCATAAAGTTTACCAAGGTCGTTGCGGATAGAATTTTCATTAAGTCTTCGTTTGATTTCTATGTCATTTATCTTCATCTGTTGACTAATATTTTTACTGATTTCTTTAGCGTTTTTTTCTTTCTGTTTTAAGGCCCCCGGGGAAAGTGGTTTTACGACAGGTTTATTAGCAATATTGTTTCTCGCCTTTTCAATCAATTTACATAAATCATTTTTCTTTTCCTTCCCAGTTAGTACTATTTTCATAACAGTCGTTATACGAATAAGCTCTTTCATCTTCATATTTTTACACAATACTTTACCAACCTTGAATCTACTGTTTATTCCAGTCAGATTCACATTCTTACCCTTATTCGTATTCTTATACGTAACCGTTCGTATACCCTTCTTCTTCTTAATTCTTTCACATATCTCATCCATAGTCGCAGCTCTGCTACCATTTTCGTTTTTTGTTCTAAAGTTAACAACACCAACTTTTCTTGCGAACTCTATAAGCTCAGCTTTACTCATATCACGTTTACACGCCTTGAGATCAATATTAAGTGCATTAAGTTGAATTTTCGATAACTTATTAGTAGTCGTAGATTTAGCCTTTGTTTTAGTTTTAGCCTTAGCCTTAGCTTTAAGTTTAAGTTTAGGTTTCTTAGCCTTTAGACTAATGTTAAACACACCTGTCACCTGGATTTCGTCATTTCTATCCAATCGTTTAACAAACTCGGTTCCAAAAATGTACGCATTTTCCAATGCTTTTGGGTTTTTCGCACCGGAAATCTGTACATTTCCATTCCTAGTTATAATAAACTTGTGTTGATTAGATTCAATATAAAGAAATGGGGTAATCTCGGGTTCATATGAAGCCTCGGTCATTCCATATTGTTGCTTTTCTCGGGCAATATTTACCATATTTTTGAATATACCATTAATCCTAAATTGACCACTTAAATTGTTATATTCAAAGTCATTAGATAGAAAAGGCTCTTTCAATGTATACTTTTCAACCACGAAGCGACGAATGATTTCTGGTTGGTTAGCAATGTTCACCCCAACGAAACCACCTGAGAAACGGATTTTACCGTTACGGAATATACTGACAGTGGCACCTTTAGTTTCAATGTTATTAGTAACTTGTAACTTGATCTGTACCTGATTATAATTTTTATTGAGGTCTCCTTGGGGACCGGCTTCTTTCGTATGAGAATATCCTTGTTTGAACTGTCCATACACACCTCTAATTTCAGTTGTATCTATATAAAGACCCTCACCAGCGGGTGTTTTACCGAGTGGTGATTTTAAGAGTATAGATTTAAGATCAAGGCGGTGTACCTGACCAAAGTCTTTGTTTACGAGTGCGTTAAACATACCCGGATTCAACTTACTTACCTGAAGATCACTAGTTGAAGATGTTCCGTTAAATTCACGTACGAAATTCTCATTGGCTAAGAGTTTGTTGTTAATTTCATCAATTTTGTCATTGTTCGAGAATCTCTGTTCAGCAAGTAGATTGTTAATCATTTTCTCACTTTTAGAATTTAATATAACATCATCGAATTCATTATTCAGTGGAGAATTATTATTAGAGTTTTCAAATTGTTTGAAACGCCCATATGTTCTATTGTTTACAATACTATTTTCCAGTCTACGAGGAAATTGTACCTGTCTGGGTAATTGTCGTGTAGGACGACGGAAAAACTGTTGTCCTTGTGTGACACTAGATTCACGAGCTTTGCGTTCTTGAATCATTGCGACATCTCGCTCAAGTTCTCGCGCGAAATTGTTATTTGAATTTGACGCGGAATTGGGAGTTTGTAGTTCTACACCGGAACGCCTGACAAACTCTTGAACCGACTGGCTCATATTACTATTGGTAACTATTTTTTTTTAAAAATCGTTTGTGAAACCGAGACCCTCTTCAATCACGTCCAGACCAAATACAACTGGTTGCCTTGGATACGTTCGCCCCTTATATGTTACAACCTCGTCTCGAACTTCAATATCTCTCGCACTGAATGGACCTGCATAGAAATCCTGATTGAATTTGGGTTTACCAAGGTTATTTGCGACACAGTGTTGATTAAATACCTGTACGAATATCGTCTGAGGAACGCACATCTTTTCACCATATGTAATTAGTGTCGATTCCATGAAGTTCGTTAATGTACTCGCAACCATTGCCACCTGCTTCTGGATAAGTAGGAAATATGGGGGTACTACCCTCCAAATGTCTCTATCCCTGTACTTATTAGAGTAGTCGAGATATCCACGAATACACTTGAGAAGAATAGCGGGAAGTTCTTTGTGAAGTTTTTCATCCAGTTGAGGGTCGGCCTCTTTCACCTGTTTCGTAAAGTTCCATGGTAAAATACGTCGAAGAATAGAGCCGGAGTTGTCTCTCCAGTTTGGAACTTCATTTCCACCGAGTACACCAGGAACATTCCATTCAATTGACAAGGCTGTTTTATTCTTTACAGCGATGGAAACATCTTCACCGGATACAATCGACTGAAACTCAGCCTGTTCAAGACCCAAATCAGATTTGATTTCTGGGGCGATAAACATGAAGTTATCTTTGATCGCAGAAAGACCGAACTTTTTCTCGATATTGTTCGCCAAAACACCGACATCTTCACTTTCGTAGAATTTCTTAAACACTTTCGTAATCAATGTGGACTTACCAGAACGTGCAATACCCTTGAAGAAAGGGATAACCTGCCAGCTATCCAAATCATTGACATCGTAGCAGAGACGACCACCCATTACATATGCCCAATTGCATACCTCTGTTTCAAGTTTCTGATAATGTAAAACCTTATCAAAATGCGGGGTTGGAATGTCCTGCCAACGTTCAATGTGTGAATAGTCGTCGAATTGTTGATCGAAATACTTACAGGAAATGATAGTTGGATCTAAGCAACGGAATTCTTTACTATCGTACGGGTAAAAGCGGCAGTCGTGTACACCACGTTCTGGGATCCACTCTTTTCCGACAAATACACCATTCTTAAATGACCAAACGTGACGCCTCTTACTAATCTCAGGAAACTGTTGATCGTCACATTTTGAAATATTATCAATCACTTCACGAGCAATAGATCCTTTACTTGTAAAGTTTTTCCAGTTCGAAAACATGTAATCTCTTCGCGCAATGGAATATACAAACTTCTCGATAGGATACTTGGGATACCACGCCCGAGTTTTGTAACCATCTGATGTTGTAATTTCTTCACAACAATGCCCCTTATATCTACGGTATCCACATTTATAGATCTCTTCGAGTGTAAACACTATACAATTCTGAAGCGGTGTAAAATTTTCCATATCCTCATCATCCATCGTAGAAGGGTCAGAAAATCTAGGATATTGTGGCTGAACCGTTGGAGTACTCACACGCTCATAAGAAATGTAATGGCGACGAATATTTTCGAAACCGTCTTCGATGTGTAAGATTATATTGGAAATACGTTTATCGAGACTCAGGCCACTATCATTGAATACTTCATCAATCTTCTCATCATTCAATAATTTTTCCTTTTTTATTTTTTTTAGATGATTCCTTAATTCGATGGCAAAGTCAAGATTCTTTCGTCTAATATCTTTGATCGCACCAAGATCAATATCATTAATCGAAACAGCTCCATGTTGATTAAACGACTTACCAGATATATATTGATTATATCCCAACATCTGATGTCCGAGAAAATCTCTGTCATGTAGACCCCATGCATCTTCTAATTTTTCCATTATACGAGTTCCTTGATCCTCATTCATCGACCGAATTTGTTGGTTCCGAAGTTCCGAGAGTGCTTCATACCTGTTTGGGTCCTTGTCGATGAAGTGGGTATTTTCCATTACTCATAGTACGAGTTTTTCTTTTAATTAGTTTTTCGATGAATTCAATTGAGCTAATATTTTAACTAAAATTTTATTTTGAATATGAAGTTGACTAGAAATTCCCACGAGTGCTGTACATACTGTATCACCATTATCAGTCGCGAAGAGTGAAGTCATTAATTCAGCGACATCGAAATCTTCTTCTTCACCTGGATCAATCATACTTTCATTTTCCATCTCAGATTCAGATTCAAAAATTTCACCTTCTTCGATTTCATCAGCAGACTGTTTGGACATTTATTGTACACTGAGAAAAATGGGAATGAAAAATTGCGCGTTTAGCTAGAATTATTTTCTCGGTGTATAGTACAACAACTCTCAAAATGGCCGGTGGTCTTATGCAACTCGTAGCTTACGGCGCCCAGGATGTTTACCTTACCGGTAACCCCGAGGTGACCTTCTTCCAGGCCAAATACAAGCGCCACACCAACTTCGCGATGGAAAACATCGAGCAGACCGTCAACGGTACTGCCGCTGATTCCGGTCGCGTCTCCGTGACTGTCGCCCGTAACGGTGATCTCGTCGGTGACATGTACGTCGAACTCAAGGTCAAGTCCTCGGGTGTGACTTCCGCTAACGCCGCTTGGGTTGCCGAGCGTGCCATCAACAACGTTGAGCTTTCCATCGGTGGTCAGCGCATCGACAAACACTACCAGAAATGGTGGCGTTTGTACTCGGAACTCTACCTCGATGAGGCCAAGAAGGCCACTTGGGGTAAGATGACCACTGCGGCTGACGGTTCCACTGTGTACCTCCCCCTTATTTTCTTCTTTAACAGGAATCCCGGACTTGCCCTCCCACTAATTGCCCTGCAGTACCACGAGGTCCGTATTGATTTCGATTTGGCTTCCGACATGGAGACCTTCCTTAACAAGAACGTCTTCAAGGTCTGGGCTAACTACGTGTACCTTGACACTGAGGAACGTAGGCGATTTGCGCAGAAGGGCCACGAGTACCTCATTGAGCAGGT